AAACACAGGCCTCCCATCAAATATTGGTAACAAGTGGAGTATGCCTAAGGCTGTCCACGATAACAAGGATGTTACGATTAGTTTAGATGATAAGGTTAAAAGTTTGACTGAAGCCGTAGGTATTCTAGTAGACATCGCTCTTAATGAGGATTTCTCAGCTTGGAAGGCTACGGACGGCAATGAGCGTAAAGCTGGTGAAAGTGGTATGGATTACGTAGGTCGTTACGAGAGCTGGCGTAAAGCCAACAACGTAAAGCCTGGTAAGCCGGCTAGAAGCCTCCAAGGTACTAATGCGGATGAGCTAGATGCTGACCCTAAACTTAGCAAAGATGTTGATAAAGCAGTAGGTGATGTAAAGCCAGCCTCGGCGAGCGCTGCAAGAAAAGCTGCTAAAGCACACGGCGACGAAGACTAGACGTTTACCCCTTTAAAAACCTTGGTAAGAAATAACTTACCAAGGTTTCCTCATTTCATGTGGAAAAAATTCTAATAGTTGATATATAATTAGACAGGGGACAAATTAACATGAAAGGATACGACTATTTTAGAAAAAAGATTCAAGAGCTTGAAGTTGAGGCTCCTGTAGAGAAAACGGATTTTTATAGAGATTATACTGAGTTTATCATTAATAAGATGAATACCCTTAGTACTATTAACGATGAGGGGGAGGCTATTAAAATTAACGCTTTTTTTGCTAACCCAGAAAGAGCAGTAGCGAAAATCAAAGAAGATAGGAATTTGGTCTTACCTCTTATATCTGTAGCCATTGACGATATAGCTGAAGACATAGAGAGAAGAAGAACATCTAATAACATAGAAATAGAGACTAGATGGGACAAAGGTAGTAATAGAGCTATTCGGGTGGTTTCCAGAGCGTCGAAACCCATAAATCTTTCCTTTACAGTTAACGTGTGGGCTAAGTACGTTGAAGATATGAATCAAGCGGTTGAAGGCATTATGCTTATGTTCAACCCTTCTTTAAACTTTAAAACATCAAAATCTATTCTTACAAAGGCATTTATTGATAGGGTTTCCGATATCTCTGTAATGTCTGCAAATGACAGAGAAGACCGTGTAGTACGAAAATCAATAACTGTAAGAGCTGAAGCTTATCTTACGTACCCTAAGTACCAAGTTACTTCTACAGGAAAAATCGAGGTGTTGAATACTGAGTGGGATGTTTCGGGAACAGTCGGCTCCTCTACACTAGATAATTTATAATGACAACATTCAAGCAATACATTAAGGAATCCTCTACTGAAGACTCTCCAAGAGTCTTAACGCCTTTAAAGGAAAACATAGCGCATTGGAAGCGCCAACTAGGAAGCTCAGAACTTACTGCAGCAGAGAAGAGAGAGATTCAACAAAAGATTCATGATGCAGAAAATAAAGCTCGTGCACGGCAAACAAAGACTGCTGAGAGCCCTGATACGGAGTTGGATGTAGCAATGCGTGCTGGTGACGCGGCATCTGAGCCTGTAACCCCTGCACCTCAAAAGCAAAGAACTTTAACACCAGCGGACCGGAAAAAAGGGGCAGACAACGCGCCGGCTTGGGTTAAAAAGAAAACTGCTGAAGCTGAAGCCGCTGTGTAAATGGGATTTAATTGTATCCCCGGGATGTCAGACCCTATCTTCGGGAATGTAGGGGGTGACTTGTGTGATGAAGCGTGGGGAGTTATAACCCAAGCGGGTATGCTAGTAAAAGCTATCGTGCTGGAGATGTTTAAAAATATTCTCGATATGTTTGAGGCATTGGTTAGTACTTTAGGGTTGGCAGAAGATTTAATACAAAATATTAAAGACGCTGAAATACCTTTTACCCCCGGGATTACCGTATGGGAGGTTATTACTTTGGACACGGAATCTATGAGCGCTAAGGTTGATGCTGCTTACGCAGACCCTGATGGTTGGAGATGGGAAGACGTTCCATTCTTATTCCCCTTTTATGGGTTAGCTGCAGCAGGAGTTGAGCTCGCTGCGAATATGCAGGCTATGATAACCCATGCCATAAAATCAATTTATGAAATGATTATGGATGTGTGGAATACTATTAACGACGCTATAGATTTATTTGTAGCAGCTACAACAGGGACCCCTTTTAGTATTCGAGATATTATCGACCCTATAATAGAAGAATTATTTGGCTTTAACCCTTTTGACATAGACTTTGATGAGTTATTTCAATCCTTATGGGATATGATACCAGACCCAGTTGAGGTTCTTGAGGAATGGTTGGAAATGGTAAAAGACGCTATTTTGGATTTTGAAATCTTTGGATTTTCTATAAGAGACATTCTAGGACTTCCCGACCCTTTAACCCCCGGAATTGATAGTGATGCCTTCGATTTAGCGACTATCGTTAGAGAAGCGTTTGTAGGGATTATGATGATTCCTATTAATGCTGTAGGGGCGATGATTGATGCGTTTGTAAGCGCGATAGAGGCGTTCGTAGGTTCGCTACCAGGTGTTGCAGAGATAGAGGCGATGGTTGCAGCGCTTTCAGGTACTATCAGTCAAATCATAGAAGATATAATTCGAGCTTATGGGTTGTATCCTTGTGAAGAAGGGGAAGCGTGGTTTACTTTAGATTAGCCTAGATAATATATGATGCACTTCCAAGAGATTCAATCGTTTAGTGACAGACCTAACATTTGTATCTTTGGAGATAAGAACTTTCCTGACAAGAGTTCAGGTAAACCTATACAGGAAAGAAGAGAGGCTCTTCGGAAGTTGGAGCTTCTCCTTCTACAGATACAGCCTAAGAAGGTTTACATTATACCAGAAAGAGGATTTAACCTTACTGCGCTCTCACTTTTAAATTATTTAAACATTCCTTACGTCCTGGTCAACCCTCACGAGGGATACTTCGATAACTTACAGGAAAAGGAAAAATTAAAAATGAGTTTAAGCCTTGAAAATAGTGATACTGTAATTACTATAGGCAAACCTCCTAAAAGTATTACCGAGGAATACGAGCTTCAGAATGAGGTATACGACTTTATGCTATCTTATACAGACTTCGTAATTTCTATTTACGGAAAGAACGGTCAAGACAATGCGGACTTCTTGAGAGGCAAGGTAGATAAACATGACCAATCTGCCGTGTTTATAAACTATAGTTTATTTCACGAATAGAGGGAGGTGTTTTCCAAAAGCGTCTCTATAAGCTTCTCTGTTTAAATACCAAGAATCTTTACCGTTCGTATCACCTAAAGACTTATGTAGAATATGGATAGGGACGACATAATTTTTCAAGCCTTTTAAGTGTGCTTGTGTTGTGTAGAACAAATCATAAAAATCCCACCCTCCTATGAACATTTTCGGTTTAGATATCTTGATTTGGTTTAAAGTGCTTCCTTTTGCACATAAAAATAATCCATCCAAAACGACGGCTTGACCGTTAGGCCCATAAAAAGTCGTGTGGTTCTTTTCTAATGTCCCGTGAGATACGAATCCCATCACTGCCGATTGTGACCCATAACCCATAGACTCCCACCACACTGCATTTTCCGTTAGAAGTCTCGTGCCTGCTACCCCTATGAACCCAGTATCTGATTTTTCTAAGAGGGAATCTATATTTTGGTTAAAAAAAGATTCTTTCGTTAAAATATCAATATCATCATGACACATAATAACATAATCTTTAGGTCCTACGTCAGCAAGCTTAAGACCTTCTGAAAATGCTTCAAAGATGCTAGAATAGCCTGTCAAGAACATAGGTGTCCACCCTGCTGAAATTAGGTACGAAGAAAGGTCTGGGTTTGGCATTTCTTCACGAGAAGGTATTAACGCAATTTTTTTCATTTCTATATATTTTAAACTTTAATTTATTATGAGTAACCTGACAAAAGCTGAAATCGTAGCAGAAATCGAGAGGTGTTCGGAGGACCCTGTATACTTCATTAGGAAATATGTATACATTGAACACCCTATTAAAGGCATTATACCCTTTGATTTATTCAGATTTCAGGAAAGAATTATTGGAGGTATTATAGACCACCGTTTTAATATCCTTAGGAAGTTTCGACAGGCAGGAGTTACAACAATCGCTGCCGCTTACTCTCTCTGGTCTATAATTTTTAAAAATAACCACAACGTGATGGTCGTTTCTATTGGAGACCGAGAGTCCATTGCTTTTCTAAGAAGAGTAAAACTGATGTACGAAGACCTTCCTATGTGGTTGAAACCTAAAACGAAGCGTGTTAACAGTCATGAACTTCATCTCTCTACAGGAAGCCGTGTAAGAGCCCAACCTGCAGGTGCTGGTCGTGGTGAATCAGTATCTCACTTGATTGTAGACGAGGCGGCTTTTATTGATAGGATGCGTGAGTTTTGGGCTGCAGTATACCCTACGATTTCTACAGGTGGTAAAGCTACCTTAATTTCAACCGTAAACGGAATGTCTAATTTATATTATGAACTGTACCGAGATGCGGACATGGGCATTAACTCCTTTAATGTTATAGATTTGCACTGGAGAGAACATCCTGATTACACAGAGGAGTGGGCTGCGGAGAATCGACCTATTATCGGCGAGCGTATGTGGCTTCAAGAGTATGATTGTGAATTTTTAGGTACGGGAGAAACTTTCATTGATAGACACACTTTAAGAAACTTAAAAGAGAATGAGGTTTCGGAGTACTCTACCAGACATTCGAATAGGATGAGGATATTTAAAGAGCCTGACCCTTACCAAACATATATTATGGGGGTTGACTCCTCCTTTGGAAGGGAGAGGGATTTTTCAGCATTTCAAATAATTGAGGCTTATACAGGAGAACAGGTCGCAGAGTTTTACTCAAACACGACTCCATTGAGTGAGTTTGCTGAAATCGTGAATGCAGAGGGGAACTTATACAACCTTGCACACGTAGTTGTAGAAAGGAATGGTTTAGGCATAGCACTTATTGAAGATTTGTTCGAACGCAAAGAATATGAAAATATGTGGACGGGTGAAGATTCCGAATTTGGTATCCAAATAACTAGCAAGACTAAAGAATCAGTCCTTAGTGTGCTTGAGGAGGCACTGCGGGCGTCCAAGCTGCGTATTAATTCAGAAAGGACAGTCGATGAGCTTTTAACCTTTGTCGTTACAGAGAGTGGCAAGGTGGAGGCTGACGATGGGTACCACGACGACTTGGTGATGAGTTTAGCTTTAGCAGCTTATGCTTTAGATGACATTGGCGCAAATTCACCAGTTCTACCATCCTCTAATGTACCAGAAAACAACAAAGGTGAAAATAAGAATCCATATTTGCATTCTTTTAACACTCCTTTCGGTATAACTACTAATAGCGATGACAACGAAGACGGAGACATCTCATGGGTAATCAAATAAATAATAACGACAACGACAACAATTTAAACGAATCCTATACGGAATTCCCCGGGTACAATCTAGGTACTCGTGACAAAGGTGGGCTGGCAGCCTTCTTCGGTAAGTTCTTTGCTACTCGAGGGAGAAAACACTCAAAAGGTGGTAGGCTTGCAGGTGACACATTTAAAACAACAGATTTGTATGATAGTGTTCCAGGAATCGGGATATCTAAAGGAGTTCCTAAACTTCCCCAAGTGGAGTACGAGCGAAAGCGTAGGTACAAAGACTACGAAGATATGGATACATACCCGGAAATAGGTGCTGCTCTTGATATTTACGCGGATGACGGAACTCAGAAAAATATCACAGGGGATATCTTTGAAGTTAAGTCTGAGAATGAACTCGTAGTGAACGTAGTAACGGAGTTTTTCAAAAATATTAGGCTAAAAGAGTTTATTTGGGACATCATGCGTAATACTTGTAAGTACGGGGATTGTTTTATTGAGAATATTGTAGACTTAAACAACCAAGATGCAGGTATCCAAAGGGTTAAGGTTTTAAACCCTAACTATCTTGCTCGTGTAGAGAATGAGTATGGGTACCTTCAACACTTTCTCCAGGAAATCCCAGACTCAGCCACAGCGGGTGCTACGGACCCGGGATTCGGCACCGGAGGCACAGGTACCGGAAAATACATACAGTTGGACAAAGAACAAGTAGTTCACTTTCGCGTGCACACTTCGGACCCTAATTATTACCCTTATGGCAAGTCTATACTAGCTCCAGGCGTGAGAGCTTGGAAGTCTTTGAAGTTGATGGAAGACGCGATGTTGATTTATAGATTAGCACGCGCTCCGGAGCGTAGAGTATTTTACATGGATGTGGGAAATATGCCATCTACTAAAGTAGAAATGTATATCGAGCGCGTAAAGCAGAAGTTTAAAAAGGAAAAGTTCTGGGATTCAGCTGCAGGTGGTATTAGTGAAAAGTACAACCCTTTGTCTACGGATGAAGATTTCTTTGTACCTACGCGACCTAAAGGCGCTACAAAAATTGAAACACTCCCGGGGGCTCAGAATCTTGGAGAGACAGACGATGTTAAATATTTCTTAGATAAACTCTTAGCCGCCTTGAAGGTACCTAAAGATTATATCGTAGAAAAAGACAAATCTCCAGAAAGAAAAGCTAACCTTTCACAATTAGATGTTAAGTTTGCAAGAGCTATTACACGTATCCAAAGAGAAATTGAGATTGCGCTAAACATCTTAGTTCGTAGGCACTTATCCCTTAGAAAGTTTTCGGCTAGTGTTGTTGAAAGTGTGGATATAACTTTGTGCCCTCCTTCCGACATGTTCGAAAAGAGACGTCTTGAATTAGATGAGCAGAAAGTAAGAGTGGTACAAGCTATTAAAGGACTTCAAATGTTCCCTACTGAATGGATTTTGGAAAATTACTACCAAATGTCAGATGCTGAAATTACATCTATTACTGAAAAAATGAAAGAGCAAATGAAAGATGATGCAGAAATGCAACAATCTATGCAACCCGACATGGGAATGGGGGGAGGGGGGATGCCACCTCCTCCACCACCGGGGGGCGAAGAACCCCCAGAAGAAGGGGAAGAACCTCCTCAAGAAGAAGGAATTTAAATAATTCTAAAGACATCAATATCGAACCGTATATAAATTAGGAAAACCAAAAATGAAACTTACTGATAGAAACAAATCCCTTACTAATTTGCACAAAGCTGCAGATTATCTTAGCCGCACATTGCGCGAGAATCTAAAAATGTTCACAGTGGATACTACATCCAATGAGGTCATCTTTATCTCAGAGAAACAAAACGTTATTTCTTGTTCTTACACTCAGGATTCCGGAAAACTCGTTCTTTCGGAGATGAAGGTGGAGTCTGTAGAGGATTACACATCCGGAGCTAAGATTGATGATAAGGTAACTCATGGAATCTCTGAGTTTGTAAAAACTCTAAGAGAGGATGCTTATGACCAAAGTGACGTTACTTTCACGGAAGTGTTGGGCTTATTTGAGCAAAGAAGTAAAACAGACTCTTTGCGTTACAAGGTAGGGAAACACTTAGATTCCTTTGGCACTAAAACAACAGTGTTGGAAACTTCTCAATTTACAAAACTAAAAGAAGTAAAACCTTTGCTTATTGATTTTATTAAAGAGAATAAGGAAACCTTATTGAAAAATGAGGATATTTACAGCAGCCTTCGTATTGGAAGCGCGCTAGGTAAAGCTTTTGCCCTTCCAAAGAAATCTTATGAAGATTTGCAAGAAGGTAGCTTCTTTGCGATTGATTTAAACGAGAAGTCTCTCTATGAAATGGTTTGCCAGCAAGAGTTAGTGCGTCAAGAGCTGTTATCAGCAAAAGAAGATTTTTCTAATATTTGGGTGTCAAACCAAAAGATTCAAGAGCTTGCATCATGCATTTATGCTAAAGATGATGTGGTTCGTGAAAGACTTGCAGAAGTTATTGAAGATGTCCCTTATTTTGCATTTTCAACAAAATCAAGTATTCTGGAAACGTTAACCTCTGTTTACGAAGTTAATGCAACAGATGTAATCTCTAAGAAAGATATTAAAGAGTTTTCTAAGAAGTTGTATGACTGGAAGAAGCCTGTAAAGGCTGACCTTGTAAAGGTTCTTAGTGAGTCTTACGGCATTAACGTAAACACTCTAAAGTTTGTCCCTTCATTCTCTAACTTGGCTAAAGCACAGTCCGTAATGTTGGAAGTTTTAAACCTTGAATGTGGCGAAGGAATCCTTTCGGATGTTCTTAATGAGTTTACGAAGTTTCTAGTCCGTAAAGGTGGTGTTGAAATCTTGGACGTAAACGACTTTATCCTCGAGTGTTTCAAAGAAGCAGACGTAAAACCACTTCAAGAGAACCTTCTTATGCAGTATGTGGACATCCCTCGACTCGGAAAAGACCTGAGTGCTCTTAGAACCCTTCTAGTGCCCGATGCGGGCGCCGGTATGGGAGAGATGGGTGCTGAGGGAGAAATGATGGACGAGCCCGTAGAAGGCGAGGAAATGCCTCCTGAGGAAGTCGAAGGTGAAGCTCCTGAAGCTGGCTTTGAGCCTGAAGAAGGCGAAGTTCCTCTAGAAGGAGAAGAGCAGGAAGAAGGAATTCCTGTGGACGGCGAGGAAATGCCTCCAAACGGTGAGGAAGGAATGCCTCCAAACGGCGAGGAAATGCCTCCAAACGGTGAGGAAGGAATGCCTGGACCTAATGGGGAAAAGGAAGAATTCCCTGTAGGAGACGATAGTACAGACCAGGTGCCTCAGGAACCAGGTGCCTCTAATCCCGCGCAGGCGGAAGGGGATTCCTTGGTCTCTGACCTCGAAAAGCTAATCCAAGGGTTAGGATTAGGTGGGGGAGAAGAGGAAGAAGACGAGCAGTATGGTGCTTAATCTAAAATATAACCTTGCTTAACCCAACGGAGTAAGAGTTTTTGATGTCTTGAAGACATACTCAAAATATCAAAAACTACACTCTCCATATTCATAACAGAATCTTCTGAAATCTCAGAAGATTCTTTTATTTGTATTAGCTTGTTTATAAGCACCTCAATAGCTTGAGAATCGTTGTCACTAAGGCTATTTATTTTACTTTCTTTCTCTGAACGCTTTTCCATGGAACTCTATATTAAAATTTAATGATTTGTAAGCGTCTATTCTGCGCTTTGAATGTTTCCCTAAATAGGGAACCTTGTCTATGAAATCATAGATGAAAACTTGGGATTTATTATCATGTTTTCTTAAAGTTCTTCCCAAGGCTTGTACTGTGGCTATTTCGCTTTTCAAGCCTCTTGCGTTTATAAGGTGCGTAAGCTCTGGAATATCCACCCCTGTTTGAAAAATAATTGTTCCTATGATTACAGAGGGACCTTTTTCTTCAACGAAACGCTTTAGGGTAGCCTCCCTGTCTTGTAGAGAATCCTTACCCTCCAATTTAATAGAACCTGGGATTAAATCTAATAGTGTCTGAGCATGACTTAAGTTTTTAGTAAGAACCAAAATTTTAGAATTTTCCCCTTCAATAGAATTTACTATATCGGCAATAGTTTTATTCCTAACCTCGTTTTCTATAATATACTTACTGTATATTTCAGGATATGATAACCCCTCCGTTTCTTGAAGGTCAACATCCGGCAACTCTAGGATTTGAATACTTGGAAGTGTCAAAAACCCCTCTGTAACAAGGTCATCTGCAGTAACCACCTCTATAATACCTCCTAAGAAGGATACTAAGTTTAGCTTAGAGAATCTGTCTCTAGGAGGTGTAGCTGTTAGACCTATACGGTAAGCTGCTTTAGGGAAAGATTTTAGAACTTTGGAGGCTATTTTACCTTTCGCAAATTCATGAATCTCGTCAAAGATTAGAAAATCTGAGTCCCTGACATGGGAGTGTAAAACCTTATCTATGGATTGGATGGTGCACAAGGTTATAGGTTTAATATCCACTCCGTCGCCAAAGGCTATTCCGTGCTCTATACCATGTTTAGTAAGGAACTTAGAGGTTTGAGATAGGAGTTGTTTCTTGTTAAAAAACACAACACCTGTACAATCCCTTAGGGCATTTAAGATTCCCGCTAAAATTACAGTCTTTCCAGAACCTGTAGGAGATTTGATAATACAACCCTTTTTATCTAAAGCTTGACGTATTAAATTATCCTGATAGTCTCTAAAAGAAATACCTTCTACTTCATAACTTTCAAGAGTAACAACGTCTCTGGAATCTGTAAGAGTATAATCCCTGTCCAAAAAATCCAAATCTTCTAAAATACTAGATAATAGCCCAGTTCCGAACTTACCTGTTTTGGGGTCAAAGAAAAACTTATCACCTCTCCACCTACCTTGACGGTAAGCGGGAGTAAATTCGTAACCTGGAGCCTTAGCAGAATACTTCTTTCCAAGGGCCTTTAAGAGCTCCTTTTCTTTAGTTTTCAAAACTGAATAAATATTTGAAATAAATATTTCCATTAATCTATAATAGTTTATACAAACCATGAATGACCAAAAATCTATAATTGACCTTGCAAAGGAGGCTACACGCCCCCCAGAAACAACACAGGCTCCTTCTTCGGAACCTGCGCGCAAAGTAAACCCTAAAAATGACCCTCACGGAGCCAGTATTGATGCAGCTTTAAAAGACTTACTATCTAACGTAGAGTCTAAGAAAGGTTGGATATCTGTAAATTTACCATCTAACGGTTTCGCAGGCTATCCTAAAACAGTCGAGGTGAGAGCGTTTACGTTTGAAGATGAAAAAGTATTAAGAAACGTAAAAAACATTAAAGATGGAGAGGCTGTAATAAGCAATTTAATCTCAAGATGTGTTAAAGGAGTTAACGTGCAAGACATTACCGTCTTTGACAAGACTTTTTTACTGTTTAAACTTAGGGAACTTTCATATGGAGACACTTACACGATAGAAGGCAACTGTGGGTCTTGTTCAGAAAAGAATGAGTTAGTAGTTACACTCTCAGAGTTGGGTGTTATTTACACAGAACAAGAACTTGAAAAAAATATCACGTTGCCAGACTCACAAGTGGTAGTGAAAATGCGACCAGTTCTGTGTAAAGATGAGACTTTATTTAAAAAAGCATCAGACATAATGGATAATTTGTGGAGGTTTGTCGTTTCAGTAGGAGGACACACGGAGAGGATGATTATTCAGAAATTTATTACGCAAACCACAGCTAAAGATATTTCAGTTATAAGAGAGTCTATCATGGATGAGAAGTCAGGATTGGATATGAAGGTTAGATTCTTATGTAACTCCTGTGGAAGTGAAGAGGATACTTTACTGCCTTTGAATGACCATTTTTTCTCAGTGAGCTCTCCTCAAGACTAGCGGAAAACATTCTTGAAGAGGAGGCTTACATGCTGATTAGAAATTGTAGGTTTACATATCAAGATGTTTGCTTGTTGACAGCTGTAGAAAGAAATCGTTATATAACCTTGCGGGTTGAAGAAGCAGAAAGAGAAAAGTCTGCAACAGAATCTACTGGACGTGCATAAATAAAGTAGTACTATGGTAAAGCTAAACAATCATTCTGTAACCCCAAGACACAACCGACCCGGCGTGGACGGTGTGACATATTTAGAATTTTTCTACATTCGTAATGGACAGTACACGGACCCTTACCACGTGTCTAGTGTCCACATATTTGAGGATACAAACGAGGGAGACTCCTCTAACTGGGTGGACTCTAGTGCGGGGTCGCATACGGAAGGATTAATCGCTGCTTCTGCACAACCATCAGCCAAGATGATTTTTACACCTTCCG